ATGATATCCTTACCCCACACACACACGGTCACTACAGGTGTTGTGTTGTAAGCGTTAATCGAAGCCGGGGTAACGTGCCTCAAACCCCTAGGTACCCCCTTTTTAAAAAAAGAATAATATATATATCCTTCCCACTAACTGGATGGTATAATACCAAACATAAGGAAATTCTAATGGATGATTTAGATAAGGTGATAAAACGACTAAGCAAAGTAGAGAATTACACGCGTTATCCTAGTAAGCGTAGGCAAAAGAAAGCCCATAAGAAAATGAAGTTAAAGGGAAAGTACAGCGATCATTTGCCATCTTATTACTCCGATGAATGGCTCTAATGGTAGCACCTCTAATAGGCAGAGCAGCAGCAATTGCAGCAGCAAAACTCCTAGCTAAGAAAGGAGCAAAGAAGGCTATAAAAGGGGGTCAGGTAGCGAATAAACTACCTCGTACAGCCTCTCAGAGACCTATAACCGGGAGAGCCACTTCTACCGCTAACAGGCGCAAATCGGATAGTTTGGACAAGGTAATCAAACAGATTGAGAGAGGAGAGTTACAGCCAAGGAAAGTACCTAGAGGCCAGAGAAGGGTCACTGAGAAGCACATGGAAAATAAAGTTAATTACAGGTTCAGGTATGGCAAGGATAGGTGGAAGTAATGGCTAGAGCCAAATCCAAGTGGATTCAGCAGGTAAACAAATCCATAGCCAAGAGAGGGACCAAAGGTAAATGTACACCGATAACCAAACCCGGATGTACTGGCAGGGCTAAAACACTAGCCAAAACCTTCAAGAAGATGGCTAAACGCAGGAAAGCTAAGTGACGGATAAACAATCAAGATTCATTGAATTCTACAGCAGAACTGGCAACGCTACAAGGGCTGCTATTTTTGCTGGGTATTCAGAAAAGACCGCAGAACAGAAAGGTTATGAACTCAAGAAACTATTTAGAAGCCAGATACAGGAAGAAGTACTTAGGCATATTGGAGATTGTCTACCTGTGGCCTTACATCACCTTACTGATCTCGCAGAGAATGCGGAATCTGAGTCGGTCAGGCTTGGAGCGGTTAAAGACCTTCTGGACAGGGGTGGACTTAAACCCGTTGAGAAGGTTGAAACAACCTCAGTCGAAAGAATGAGCGAAGAAGAAATACAACGAGAACTAGATGCGCTCCGTAGACAAACTCACTAAGGCACAAAGAGAACTAACACTAGAACGAGAGTTAAGGCAGCGGGAACGATACACAAGGGTCCAATCCTATGACCCGTACCCCTACCAACTCAAGTTCCATGAAAGTGGCGCAGGAGCCAACCAGAGGCTTCTCATGGCCGCTAACCGTATAGGTAAGTCCTACTGTGGCAGTATGGAGTTATCCTATCATCTGACGGGCTTGTATCCCAAATGGTGGAAAGGGAGAGAGTACCGTCAACCTATAGTCGCATGGGCAGGTGGGGTGTCTAATGAGACTACCAGAGATATCGTACAATTTGAACTATTGGGTTCCCCTGATGACCCGGAAGCGTTTGGTTCCGGTACTATACCGAAAAACTATATAACAAAAACCGAACGAAAGCCCGGTGTTCCTAACGCCAAATCGGTCGCTCTAATCAAGCACGTTAGCGGTGGGAACTCTTCTTTATTCTTCAAAGCCTACGAGATGGGCGTTGAGAAGTGGCAGGGAAGAAGTGTGGATTGTATCTGGCTGGACGAGGAACCAAGCAGAGATATCTACTCACAGGCTGTAACTAGGACTCTGGACAGGAAAGGCATGGTTTACATGACCTTTACACCAGAGGCAGGTATGACCGAAACAGTAGCATCGTTCATGAATAACCTGCAACAGGGTCAAGCTTTAATAAATGCGACATGGGATGACGCATCTGAGAAGATAAAGACCATGAACGGTAATTCCGGTCACTTGAATGAACTAGTGATGGAGCAGATACTGTCTTCCTACTCACCTCATGAGAGAGAGATGAGGCGATATGGTAGACCATCTATAGGTTCTGGCCTGATCTTCCCGATAATGGAAGAGAAGTTAATGACTGATCCTATACAGATTGAGGATCACTGGCCTAGAATAGCAGCAATAGACTTTGGATGGGATCATCCGACAGCAATAGTTTGGGGTGCTATTGATCGTGATGAGGATGTATTTTATGTCTATGACTGTTATCGAATGTCGAAAGCGTCACCCGCAGTTCATGCTCAAGCTATACGGGGTAGACCTAATTTTATCCCCATTGCTTATCCCCATGACGGCAATAGACGAGATTCTATGGGTAATCCCGGTCTGGCTGACCAGTATCGTAATCTAGGTTGCAACATACTTTTAGATCATTTTACTAACCCACCAGCGTTAGGGGAGAACAAAGGTGGTAACAGTATAGAAGAAGGTCTGATGGCAATGATACAGGCTATGGAGAATGACAAGTTCAAAGTCTTCAGTACCTTATCTGACTGGTGGGAAGAATTTAGGATGTATCACAGGAAAGGTGGTAAGGTAGTTCCTATAAGGGATGACCTTATGAGTGCCACTCGTTATGCTTTCCAATCACAGCGTTTTGCAATATCCGGTGAAGACCCGGCTTGGACAAAGGATTTAGAATACAAAAACTATGGCATCATCTAAAATAACAGACGAAAAACTAATAACTAGAATAAGGGGTGAGATTACTACCTCTTTGGGTTATATGGGAGACACGATCTCCAAACAGCGGGAGCAAGCTATGAAGTATTACTATGGCTTGCCTTTCGGTAATGAAGTAGAAGGTAGGAGTCAGTACGTTGATTCTACTGTTCAGGACACCATTGAATGGATTAAGCCCTCCTTGATGCGAGTATTTGCCTCCGGGGATGAAATGGTAAAATTTAGTCCTCATGGTCCCGAAGACGTAGAAATGGCTAAACAAGCTACTGATTATGTCAACTATATCTTTACCAAAGACAATCCCGGCTGGGAAATCCTGTACTCTTGGTTCACCGATGCCCTCTTATCCAAGAATGGTATCGTCAAGGTATGGTGGGATGAGTACGAAGATTGGAATAGAGAGGAGTATAATGGCTTAGAAGAGGTACAGTTTGAGACTTTAATCATGTCTCCTACTGTAGAAGTCATTGAGCATACTGCCTATCCTGATCCACAGTACAATGCTATGGATGAAACCACTACTGTAGGTATTATGCCCGGAATGGCTATACCTCAGATACATGATGTTGTAATCAAGCGAAATAGCTATACTGGAAAGATTCGTATAGAGAATGTACCACCCTCAGAATTTCTTATTGCTAGGGAATCCAAGAACATTCAGGACTCTAGGTTCGTATGTCACCGCGTACTTAAAACTCTATCTGAGTTGCGGGAGATGTATCCTGATGAGAATCTTGAGCCGGAAGACTTAGGCGGTGGTGATGATGATCTGGCCAGTTACGATACAGAAAGACTTGAGAGGTATATGTTTGACAAGTCTGCAAGATACTGGGAAGGATGGGGAGATACTGGTATCGAAGATGAGGATGGTTTAAGAACCTATTGGCTGCATGAATCATTCCTTAGGACAGACTACGATGGTGATGGTATTACAGAAATTAGAAAGGTCTGTAGTGTTGGAGACAAGATACTTCAGAATGATGAAGTAGATTCTATACCGTTTGTATCACTTTCACCTATAACGATACCACATAAATTCTTTGGTCTGTCTGTTGCAGACCTTGTAATGGACTTACAGTTGATGAAGAGTACGCTGATGCGTAATCTCATGGACAATATGTACAATCAGAACTATGGACGTTATGCTGTATTGGAGGGTCAAGCGAACTTGGATGACTTGCTTACCCAACGTCCGGGCGGTGTAGTCAGGGTTAAATCACCCAACGCCGTCACACCCCTTGCAACACCTTCTTTAGAACCTTATTCTTTCCAGATGCTTGAGTATCTTGATAGTATAAGAGAATCGAGAGCAGGTGTGTCCAAGATGTCTCAGGGTATGAATGACAACGCATTAACATCCCATACGACTGCTACTGCCGTAAACGCTGTAATGTCGGCAGCACAGAGCCGTGTGGAACTAATTGCACGAAACTTTGCTGAGACGGGTGTAAAGGAACTAATGAACAGGATATACGAACTTCTCCTGAAGAATCAGGATAAAGAGCGTGTAGTTATGTTGAGGAACAACTGGGTTCCTGTACGCCCTGATTCATGGAATGATAAGTACGACTGCACTGTAAGTGTGGCCCTAGGCAATGGTAACAAAGATCAGCAACTAGCCCATTTATCTGCTATTATGCAGTTTGCATCTGAGGCTATGAAGGGTGGTCTTCCTATTGCTAATCCACAGAATATGTACAACATTGGCGCAGCTATGGTCAAGAACATGGGATTCCAGAATGTTCAGGACTTCCTGACTGATCCGTCTACTCTGCCGCCACCACAACCACCCGGACCTACGCCGGAGCAACAGATTGAACAACAGGAACTACAGCTTAAAGCGCAGGAATTGGAGATCAAAGCTGCGGATGTTCAGGTTAAGCAGCAGAAGATTCAACAGGAGTATCAGAAGGACGCGGTTGATGCACAACTTAAAGTTGAAGAACTTAAACTTGAGCGCGAACAGAATCGTGCCGTAGCTATAGGTAACACATGACACCTGAAGAAAGAGAACGTAAAGCACAAAATTTAATTAATGACCCATTATTAAACGAGTCATTTGATGTACTAAGACAAGATTTAATGAACCGCTGGACACATAGTGGTTCGACAGATTTGGAAGCTAGAGAATCTATCTGGCTTGCAATAAGACTGCTTGAAAGAATCCATGGCCATATAAAGTCCATAGTTGAAACTGGACACATGGCTAAGGTGATGGAAAAGCAACACCCATATATCTGATAGAGGAATTTAACCATGGCGGATACGCAAACTGCCCCGCAAGCACCGGCTACAGAGCCAATCCCAGCATTAGGTGGGAGCGTTACAGAAGCACAAGAAGCTATACTCAGTCTACTGGAACCTGAAGAGGAGAAGCCACAAGCTGAGGAAGCAACCCCGACTGAAGATGTAGAGTCCACAGAGGAAACTCAAGACGAATCATTGGATGAGGAACCCGCAGAGGAAGAAGAAGCTGAACCCGAAGAGGAGGAGGCTGAAGAAGAATCTGAGGAACCTGAAGAAGAGGAGCAACCCAAAGAGGAACTATATACAGTTCGCGTTGATGGCGAAGATGTGGAAGTTACCCTTGATGAGTTGTCTAAAGGATATTCTCGACAACAGGATTACACCAAAAAAACTCAAGAGATAGCTGAATACCGTAGGCATTACGAAGACGCCATAGGAGTATATGGTAATGAGATTGCTGAGATTCAAGCTACTCGTCAACAGTACGTTGATGCTTTAGCAAATATGGTGCAGATGGAGTATGGACAGTTACAACAGTACCAAAATGTTGATTGGGAACGATTGAGGGAAGAGGATCAGGATCAGTATCTTTTAAAACGAGAAGAGTATCGTGATATCGAAAATCGTATGCAGCAAACTCAGGCCAATATACAGGAAGAGACTGCGAAACAACAACAAGAGTACCAAGCTAACTTTCAACATAATCTCCGGGAGGAGTATGGCAAGCTAGTTAATATCTTACCACAATGGGAAAACAAAGAGTTTAGAAGTAAAGTTTCTAATGAACTTAGAAGCTTTGCACAGTCTAAAGGTTTTTCTAATGAGGAGATAGCACAGCTTGTAGACCATAGGTCAATACTAATCCTTTTGGAAGCCAAAGCTTTTGAAGAAAGTCAGGCAACTAAGCAGGAAGTAAAGGCCAAGAAGTTAAAAAATAAACCTAAAGTAGTCAGGACCGGATCACCCAGAGGCAAGGAATCCACTGATAAAGTTAAACGTACTAAGCAAATGAAACGTCTTCAAGGCACAGGGCATATTGATGATGCGTCTGCACTCTTGGAGGATTTTATAGACATTTAACTAAGGGAGGGAAATGCTATGGCAGTTCCTACAAATGAACGGTTGACCTATGGTGCTGTAGGTATCAGGGAAGACCTTTCAAATATTATATACAACATCAGCCCTATGGACACTCCGTTTGTTAACGGTTGTGGGCGTGGTTCTGCTGATAATACAAACTTTGAGTGGCAAACAGACGAGTTAAAGACAGCCGCAATGAACACGCAGCTTGAAGGTAACGATTATACTTCGACTGCTGCGACTGAGCCTCGCCGTCTGAGCAACTATACCCAAATCTCAGCAACGCAAGTCCAGAGTTCTGGAACTGCGGAAGCTGTTGATTTTGCAGGTAGAAAGTCAACTCAGGCTTACCAGTTAGCTAAACGCGCTAAAGAAATGAAGCGCGACATGGAATACATG